ATGGAAGACCGCGGCGCCACCGCCACACTTGACAAGCTGAAGCGGTATTTCGCCGAGGCCGCCTACAAGACCGCCGATGCGCGGACCGCCTCCCTGGTCGCCGTCGATTTCTACGACGGCATCCAATACACCGCCGAGGAGCAGGCCAAGCTCGGCGAGCGCTTGCAGCCCTCGATCGTCACCAACCGGATCAAGCCGGCGGTGAACGGGATCATCGGGGTGGTGGAGCGCGGCCGGTCCGATCCCAAGTGCTGGCCGCGCTCGCCGGGGCGCGAGGACCAGGCCGACGCGGCCACCGACGTGCTGCGCTACGTCGCCGATTCCAACCGCTTCAAGCGGGTCAAGCGCGACTGCTTCCTGGACATGCTGGTCCCCGGCTCCATGGCCGCCCTGATCGGCGTCGACCCGGACAGCAACGTCACGATCACCCAGGTCCGCTGGGAGGAGCTGTTCTACGATCCGCAATCGCGGCGGGCCGATTTCAAGGACGCGCGGTATCTGGGCGTCGCCAAGTGGATGTACGCCGACGACCTGGCGGCGATGTATCCCCGTCATGCCGACAATATCGACGCCAGCTCCGACATGGGCGCGAGCCAGCCGATGGCGGCGACCGACGAGAGCTTCATGGACCGCCCGCTGGCCTACCAGGGGATGGCCGGCTGGGTCGACCGCAAGCAGCGCCGGCTGATGGTCGTGGAGATGTATTACCGCGAGGGCGGGTGGAAACGCTGCGTCTTCACCGGGGCCGATGTGCTGGAGGAGGGCGAGAGCCCCTATCTCGATCACAAGGGCGTGCCGACGTGCCCGATCGAGGCCATGAGCGCCTTCGTGCGCCGCGACAACGCCCGCTATGGCGCGGTGGCCGACATGCTCGATATCCAGCGCGAGGTGAACAAGCGGCGGTCAAAGGCCCTGCACCTGCTCACGGTGAGCCGCATCGAGGTGAAGGACGCCAGCGCCATCCAGGTGGACGCCGAGGTGGCGCGGGCCGAAGCGGCGCGGCCGGACGGGGTGATCCCCTATGGCTGGGCGATGAGCCCCAACACGGCGCAGTTCCAGGGCAACGTCGAACTGCTCGCCGAGGCCAAGAGCGAGATCGAGCGGTTCGCGCCCAATCCGGCGGTGCTGGGGCGGGACGGCCAGGACGCCAGCGGCCGGGCCCTGATGGCGCGGCAACAGGCCGGGCTCGTGGAGCTGTCGGGTTTGTTCGGCGCGCTGGAGGATTGGGAGCTGCGCGTCTATCGCCAGGTGTGGGGCCGGGTGAAGCAGTATTGGACCGCCCCGCAGTTCATCCGCGTCACCGACGACGAGAACGCGCCGAAGTTCGTGGGGCTCAATCAGCCGGTGATGGGCGGGGAGGCCGGCGTGCTCGGCTATCGCAACCGCGTGGCCGAGATGGACGTCGACATCGAGATCGACACCACGCCCGATACCGGGACGGTGGCCCAGGAAGCGTTCAACGAGATCCTGCGGCTGGTCGGCGCGAGCCCGCTCTATCAGCAGCAGATCAGCCTGAAGCAACTCGTCCAGCTTTCGCCCATCTCGCACAAGCGCGGGATCATCGACGCGCTGGACGAAGCGGACCAGGCGGCGCGGCAGGCCGCGGCGGCGCAGCAGCGGATCGCCGCGGCCGGGGCGCAGGCCAAGGTCGCCGAGACGGCGGCCAAGGCCGGGATGCACCACGCCACCGCCTTCGCCAAGGTCGCCGACGCCCTGACGGCGGCGCACGCCGCGCACGCCGAGCCCGCGGTGAGCGGGCTGCAGGCCGGGATCGCGCACGAGCAGGGGCGGGCTCAGGGGGCGGCGGGTATCGTGTCGCCTTCATCCGCGCGATCATCGTGACGCCGGGCCAGCCATGAGGTCGTCCAAGATCGACCAAGTGGTCAAGCCGAGGATCAAACCCAAAAAAACGATTGTGCGCCAGAAGGCCCATGCGTCCCTGCGCTGATGGCACAACCTCCATCCACCCAACTCCACCGTGAGGGTCCTGCCGGCGCCAATGGAGGCGATTATCGCGACAGCCGAAAGGGTGGCGCCGACAGCACAGAGGTAAAATTCGGAGCCCAGCTTCATGCTTCGCCTTCCAAACGCAGAACTAAGACACTACCCGGCCACGCGCCTAGAGTTGATTGCGGCGCGGTTGGCGCCATAGTGGGGCCATGGACCCTGAACCGACGCTCGAAGATCTGACTCAGCAGCGGGAGCTGCTGCTCGCCAGGCTGGACCGATTGATCGACGCCGGCGGCCCTGACGCTGACAAGGAGGCGCTGGCCAAGCAGATCAACGCCGTGGGCGATCAGATCGAAAAGCTCAAGACGGGCGGCTGAGGGCTCTGGCCTCCTGACCCGGATCAATCCGCGGATTTTCGTTGCCGCCCTCCTTTACGCGGGCATCTTCGCCGCCCTAACCGCTTATGCCATTTGGTCCTTCATCACCGGTGACCGCCTCGGCGCTGCGGTGGTGGGGACATCCGCGCTTCCGTCCGCGCTCTTTGCGGCGATGTACTTTTACCATTGGCGCCTTGCCCGAGCGATCAACAGCGAACAGGGCGACCGGCACGGTCTGGCGCGTGCGCACGCTCTGACGCGCGTGATGGTGATCGTCTTCGTAGCGGCGCTGATCGTGGTCGGAGTCCTGTTTCTATCCTTGCTGGTCGGGCTAGGCCTGTGGTCGCGCGGTGTGCTCGTGATCGGCGTCGGCGTCGAAACGCTATGGGCATTGGCCGCCATCGCGATCGCCGGCGCCGCACTCGCACTCGCAGGTCTCGGCCTCATTATCGGACGTCGGCGGTGAGTTCGGCGAAAGCAGGGACCCAGGTTTTTTTGTTTGCCTGAGGGAGGCCAACCCCGTCGGAAGCGCGCCAAGCTGGACACCACTGGGTCCCTGCTTTCGCAGGGATGAGCGGATTTGGGGGTGTAGCCGACATTTCGGTCGGCCATCACGGTGGTGTGGGGAGCAGCTAGCTGACTGAGATGTGTGAACCACTCGGCGCTTCGGCCTAGATTGGCTGGATGTCAACGCTGCAGGCTCAGCGCGCGACGTGCGCCAGGTTCGGGGTCGAGCACTTCGCAACCCCGCCGTCGTCAATGGTCAGCATTGCCCAGGGCGCCCTCGATGGGGGCCGGCCGCTCAATGCGCTTCGCCACCCGCCGGAGGGCGACACGAGCGGCTGGTGGCGGGTTCTGATCGCCGATGGATACGAGGACGTGTGGTTCGATTCGGCGCTGCTGGACGTCTCGACCGGCTAGTTTTCTCTTTCCGCTTTTCCCCGCGAAGGTGCGCGCGGAATGTGCGGCTCCCCGGCGCCGTACGCCCTCACCCGGTCGCGCCTTCGGCGCGCTCGACCTCTCCCCACGGGAGAGGTGTGCATCGCGCCCGCCAAGCGAAAAGAAGGGCGCGGACCGGGGGGCCCGCGCCCAGGCTGTTACGCGCCCGCACACTGTTACTTACGCTTGGCGGGCGAGGACCAGGGGTAACAGCGAAGCTGTAAGCCAGACGTTAACGGGCGAGCGAGGACCCCACCCGTCTCGCGCTGCGCGCGATCCACCCTCCCCATGAGAAGGGGAGGGAGGAAGAATTCTCAAAAATCTAAGTCCTCCTTCCCCTCGACCCCACCCGTCTCGCGCTGCGCGCGATCCACCCTCCCCATGAGAAGGGGAGGGAGGAGAGCTTTGAAACACTAATTCCTCCTCCCCCTCGATGGGGGAGGTGGCGCGGAGCGCCGGAGGGGGTGGGGCCGCGTCCGATACCGCCGCCGGGGGGCCTTTGGGCCGACGGGCGAAGAGGGCGCTGATCCCGCGAATCAGCAAGCCGGGACCGGGCATCGGGTCGATCGGGCCGCGCACCGCGGACGCGCGAGGGTGACACAATGGACATCGAAACCGAAGATTTCCTCAACCAGGCGGTTGGGGTCGAAGAGGCCGTGGCCGGCGATCCGGTCGCGGAGGCGGCGCCGCCGGCCCAGGCCGAGGCGCCTTCGCCGGCGAGGGAGCCGGAGCGCGTGCCCCTGGGCACGCTGCTCGACGAGCGGGAAAGGCGTCAAAAGGCCGAACGGGAGCGCGACGAGCTCCGGGCGGCCCGGCAGCGCGAAACCCCGCCGGACCCCGCGGAGGCCGCCGAGGCTCGCCGGCACGCCGACAACCTGCGGTTTTCCCGCAAGTTCGCCGAGCGGGAATACGGCCGCGACGTGATCGCCACGGTCCACGACTGGGCCGCCGCGAAGTGCGACGCCGATCCCTTCTTCAACGCATCGATGCGATCGTCCGAGGATCCCTACGAGGCCGCTTGGCAGGCTTACAATCGCGAGCAGATCGCCGCGAAGGTGAGCCCCGAGCGCCTCGCCCAATTCGAGGCCTGGGAAAAGGCGCAAGCCGAGGCCCAGGGCCAGCAGACCCAAACCCCGCAACCGTCCGCGCCGACACCGCCGCGCAGCCTCGCCGAAGCCCCGGGAACGGGCCTCTCGGCCACGGCCGCCGGCCTCAAATCCAGCGAACAGGTGTTCGCGGACCTATTCCCCTAAGGAGACGAAACCCCCATGGCCGAAACCATCCTCGCGTCCGCCAGCCAGAAGCAGGTCTGGATGACGAAGTACTTCCAGGAGTACGTCCGTCTGTCGGGCTACAAGCCCTTCATGTCCAACGCCGACCTCAACAAGGGCGGCATCATCCTCTCCCGCTTCGAGCTTCAGCAGGAGGCGGGCAAGACCATCAACATCCCCTTCATCGGCCGCCTCAAGAGCGCGGGCGTGACGGGCTCCGACGTGCTCGATGGCCAGGAAGAGGAGCTGACCAACTACAACATGCCGATCGCCATCGACTGGCGGCGCAACGCCGTGCGGGTGCCCAAGAGCCAGCAGTTCCAGACCGAGATCAATCTCCTGAACGCCGGCCGGGACGCGCTGATCACCTGGGAGGCCGAGAAGCTGCGCGACGACATCACCGAGGGCTTCGGCGGGGTGATCGCCGACCCGCTCGGCGCGTTCGTCAAGATGAGCCTCTCGAGCGCGGCGCAGCGCAACGCCTGGGCGGCCGCCAACTCGGACCGGATGCTGTTCGGCCATGCGGTGAACAACTACAGCGCCACCTACGCCACCGCGCTCGCCAACGTCGGCACGGCGTCGGACAAATGCTCGGCGGCGATCATGTCGCTCGGCAAGCGGATGGCCAAGGCCGCCGACCCGCACATCCGGCCGTTCCGGGTGACCACGTCGGACGGCCTGCGCGAGTTCTTCGTGGCCTTCCACGGGAGCCGGTCGTTCCGCGATCTGAAGGCCGACAGCGCGATCATCAACTCCGAGCTCTACGCCCGCCCGCGCGAACAGAAGACCATGGACGACAACCCGCTCTTCCAGGACGGCGATCTGTTCTTCGATGGCATCCTGCACCGGGAGGTCCCGGAGATCGACGCCTGGGCGGTGGCGACGACGGTCTACAACTCCGCCGGGGCATCGTCGGCCGACGTGCGGCCGGTCTTCCTGGCCGGAGCCGGCTGCGTCGGCGTCGCCTGGGGCCAGATGCCGACCCCGCAGAGCGACTACCTCAAGGACTACAAGTTCCGTCCGGGCGTGGCGATCGAGGAACTCCTCGGGGTTCGCAAGATCAACTTCAACGGCGTCCAGAACGGCATGGTGACGGTGCACGTCGCCGCCGGTGCGGACAGCTAGCGGCCGCCACCGCCCCCTCCGTCTTCGCTTCGCGAAGCCACCTCCCCCATGAAGGGGGAGGAGGAAAAAGCTCTTCCTCCCTCCCCTTCATGGGGAGGGTGGACCGCGCGGAGCGCGGGACGGGTGGGGCCACCCCTTCGCTTCGCGGTTCTTCTCACCTCCCTCATCAACCAAGGACAGAACATGGCTATTTTCAATCCCTCCGCGGGCGCGCCGGCGGGGCGTTCGGTGGCGTCTCATGGGCTCAAGGGGTCGCTCAAGTTCGCTTCGGCGAGCGTGGCGGTGACCACGGCTCTGGCGCTCGCCGACGTGATCAACTTCTTCTACCTGCCGGCCGGGGCGACGATCCGCAGCGCCAAGCTGACGGTCTCCACCGCGCTCGACACCAACGGCTCGCCGACCCTGACCCTTGATGCCGGCTATGCCGGCCACACGGCCGACTTCTTCAGCCAGTCGCTGGTCGGGTCCAGCGCGAGCCACATCGACAGCGGGGCGGTGTTCGCCACGACCTACGACGTGCAGCTCGCCGCCGACACCCTGGTCTTCGCCACGGTCCACGCGGCCGGGGCCACCAAGGCGGCCGGCATGATCCGCCTCGACGTCACCTACACCGTCGACGGCCTGGCGAGCTGACGGGGAGCGGGGGATGGCTCGGCGACCCAAGATCATCCCGCTCTCCCGCGACGAAGCGGCGCGGCGCATCGAGGTCGTCCAGGAGGCGCTCTCGGAAGGCTTTCCGTGGGAGCACGCGGCGGGGGACGTGACGGCGAGAGGGGCCGTCGGCGAGGCCGCCAGACGGCTTGGCCTGCGCTCCGCCTCGACCCTGCGCAGCAGCCTGAAATCGGCCAAGCGGAAGTTCGACCTCGAAGTGGACCTTGCTACCTACGCGCCGCGCCAGGGCCGCAAGGCGTTCGTCGTCGACGACCTGCCGGACGACGGCGAGGCGGACGCCGAAACCCTGATCGAACGGCTCAAGGCGCAGCACGAACAGCGCAGCGCCCACGCCCGCGCCAAGCGGCTGCACCAGGTGCGGGTGGCCATCGACGGGCCGATCGGCCTGGCCTTCTTCGGCGATCCCCACATCGACAGCCCCGGCTGCGACTGGGTGCAGCTGGAAGCCGACGTGCACGCCTGTCGCGACACCGAAGGGGTGCTGGCGGTCAATGTCGGCGACACCTCGGAGAACTGGGTCGGCCGCCTGACGGCGCTCTATGCCGACCAGGACGTGACGACCCGCCAGACGATGAAACTGGTCGAGTGGCTGCTGAAGTCCATTCCCTGGCTGCTCACCATCGGGGGCAACCACGACCTGTGGAACACCGAGCGCGCCGATCCGCTGGAAATCATCCACCGGCAGGCAAACCTGCAGGGACTGTACGAGGGAAGCGGCGCGCGGCTGCAGCTGAACCTGCCGGCCGGGGCGAGCGCGGTGGCCCACATCCGCCACGACTTTCCCGGCCGCTCCCTCTTCAACCCGGCCCACGCCATGGTGCGCGAGACCCTGTTCGGCTACCGCGATCACATCCTGGCCTGCGGCCACACCCATCAGTCCGGCTACATGGGGGTGTGGCACAACGACCCCGAGCGGCTGTGCCACGGCTTTCGGGTCGGCTCGTACAAGGCCCTCGATCCCTACGGCATCGAAAAGGGACTGAAGCCGGAGAACTGGGCCAAGTCGATGATGGCGGTGATCGACCCCGATCACGCCGACAACCCCGTGCGCTTCGTGCGGCCGTGCTTCTCCATCGAGGAGGGGGCGGAATACCTGACCTGGCGGCGGAGCCACTGGCGGGCCGGCCGCACGCGAGCCGGGTGAACACACCGCACACCTCCGTGGGGCTACGGGATGCACGGATCCGATTCGCGGACCCCTACCCCCACCGTCATAGCCGACCGTCAGTGTCGGCTACCCATTGAACGCCGCCCTGGCCATGGCCGTGCGGCCGCACGGCCACCCCGCATCACGCGCTCGATGGGTCCCCGGCACAAGGCCGGGGATGACGGTAGGGGAGTGGAGCGGTCGCGGAATCAATTGTGTGAATCCCTTAGCCCTCAGGGAGAGGGATTTGGAACGGAGACCAGCATGACCATCGATCCGGGCATCGTGGCGCTCTCCGGGGCGGGCGTGGTGCAGCTCATCGTCGTGGCCTTCTGGGCCGGGATCCTGACCGCGCGCGTGCGGACCCTGGAAAAACAGATGGAGCCGATGCTGAGCCTGGTGAGCGTGGTGGCCACCCTCGAGGCCGAGCTGCGCGGGGTGCAGAGCGAGCTTCGGCTGCTCAACCAGTCGTTCGCGTGGCTGCGGCGGACCGGCGCGCCGGAGCCGGCGGCGTGAGCCCCTCGGGCGCTGGCGTCGCCCTGATCCAGGGCTTCGAGGGCTGCCGTCTCACCGCCTATCTGCCGACGGCGAACGACGAGTGGACGGTGGGCTGGGGCGAGACCGGGCCGCACATCGGAGAAGCGACGGTGTGGACGCAGGGCCAGGCGGACGCGCGGTTCGCGGCCAGGCTCGGGGAATTGGGCAATGACGTCAGCACACTGATCATCGCGCCCACCAGCCAACCGCAATTCGACGCCATGGTGAGCCTGGCCTGGAACATCGGGCTGCTCGCCTTCGCCGGCTCGACCCTGCTGCGCCTGCACAACGGCGGCGATTTCGCCGCCGCG